TAAAATTTCTCGATTATCGTCAGAATCCATTTTTATTATAACTGTAATGGTATTATTTATCGTATTATTTAAGTAAATAATATATAAATTATTTAGTGAATATGTCTAAAAAACAAACGGATATTAGAAATTGGTTTTGTAATGGAAATAAAGTAGAAGAAAAAGAAGATTCAATAGTCCATACTGAATCTATAACTGAGACTGAGACTCAGACTGAGACTCAGACTGGACCACGTGAAATAATGGTATTTACAGATGGTTCAGCTATAAATAACGGAAGTAAAAATGCTAAAGGTGGTGTAGGTGTATTTTTTGCAGATAATGACCCTAGAAATATTAGTAAAAGTATTGTAAGTAGTAATGGTAATGATAATGGTAATAGTAAAAATAAGGTAACTAATAATATTTGTGAATTAATTGGTGTTATATTAGCTATTGAAAAAATTGTAGAAACCGAATCTACCATGAGTAAGTTAAGAATAGTTGTTATGACTGATTCAGAGTATATAGTTAAAAGTGTATTAAAATATTCTATTAATTGGCGTAAAAATGGTTACAAAAATAAGCAAGGAAAACCTATTAAAAATATTGTTCTTATGAAAAAAGTTATAGAATTGGTTGAAAAATATAATGTTAAATTGCATCACTGTTTAGCACATAGAACTGAACCTAAAGACCCATATAAAAGGAAAATATGGTATGGAAATAAAATGGCAGACTTACTAGCAAGACAAGGTTCAAAATAATAATAATTTTTTCTATAAGTATAATAGTATAAAATGACAGAAAAGGCAAGTGATGAAATAATTGCTAAATGTATGGAAAACATAACACAAAAAAGACAAATAAAATTATCAAAGAATATTATTTATAAAGTAAATGATGTCTATGAAAAACGTGTTTTATTTTTTATAGAACCTTTGAATGATAGATGTAATACTATTTTTGATAGATTAAATAAATCAAATGATAAGGTTAATGGATTATCTGAAGGAGAAAAAGAGTTTTTAAATGAATCATACTTTAAGCAATCTTTTGTATCTGATATGGAAAAAATAGTAAAAACATCAAAAACTTTTGGGATAGTAAAGTTTTTCATAAGAGAAAATGATTCCATCTTAGACATAAAACGTAAAATTATGCTTCATACAGATTTATACTATAATAATATTCATCTCTGGGCTAATGTTAAGGTAACAAATAATAAAGTATCTAAAAAACTTCAAAATGTATATTTAACTTTTGAAAAAATGGAAAGTGGAGAAGAATTTAAGGAAGAATTTTCAACTTTTAAATACAATCCAATATTCAACTATTTAGATGTTCAGACAACAATGTCATTGGGTATTAATTATGAAGTAGATAATGGTTTAATTCTTGTTAATCCTGATCCTAGAAAAGTTGTTGAAGAAATGCCATTATGCAATATTATTTCATGTATGGAAGAATCTATCCATAATTATAACATAAACAACAATGAAATTTTTATGATAAATTATGAAACTTACTTAGATAAATTTCCTACTGAAACCTCAAAAAATCTCAATGTTTTAAAATATTTCTTCCCACATATTGAAACTGATGAAGATTTTTTAAGAGAAAATATATCACTAGTCAATGAAATAACATTAAGAAATATTGGATTAGAAAGTTTATCAAATGTAAATTTATTAGAAGAGGAAAATCCAAATATTAAAATAGGTTATGAGGGATTAAATAATATTGTTATACAAGTTAATAGACCTGCAAATTTCTTTAGGAGAGATACTAATATAAATGAAATAGACCTATTAAGAATATTTGAAAATGTTACACTTGATGATACTTGTCCTTTTGCAAGATACAGAGACTCAGATGGTAAGTATTATAACAGAATAGATTACAAAAGTTTAGAGAATGTTTATAAAGGAGCCGATATAGTAAGTGCCTATGAAAAATACGATTTAAATGATACAAATTATGTTGAAGAATTTTTCCCTGCTCTTAAAAGTTCAAAGATAGGAAGAAAGGAGTTAGATTTATGGACTAACAATTTACAAAGTTATAGAGAAAGACAACAACTTACTATTGAAAGAAGTTTAGTAGATACTATTGAAACAAAAGGGATTGAAGAAATTAGTTTAAAGATAAAAATGGATAATTCTAATCCATCAATGGGAGAAAGTAGTATTTTTAATGATAATTATATGACTCTCATTGTAAAAAAGAATGGACATTTAATCATTAAATTTTTAAATAATAAAGGTGATATACCAATTGATAGTCTTTTATGCATACATTTAGAAAAGGTATCAGATATAATTACTGAATTAAATAAATTAACAAGTGTTAGTATTCCAATGTTTATTCCTAATCTTCGTAATCCTACTGAATCTACTAATATTGAATTTACTACCCTTGATTCAAATATTGAAAATATCACAACTGATTTACCTATTACATTTAAAAATATACGGGATAACTTTAAAAACTTAATTTCTAATTTTTATGGATTTGATGCTTCTCAAGATTTAAATGAATTGAAAATGCTTTTTAAGAGTGTAGATAACTTCCAAAATTATAACAATATTAGAAATCATTTTCTTTTAATGAGAGAAACAGTAAGAAATCGTGATAAATTTTTAGAAAAATGGAAAGTTGATTGTGACCATTTATTTGGACTTTCAGTATTAGAATCTACAAGAATATTTGAAAAAATAAGTGAAGAATTAGAGGTAAATAAGAGTATAAAAATAGGTAGATATGATGACTTACACATTGAAGTAGAATTAAAACGTTTTACCGATAAACTTTTTTCATTAAAAATAATGAATTGTAATAGTTTAACTTTACTTTCAGAAATAAAAAAGGAAGTAATCAAATTTTTAACAAATTGTGCACTTAGTAATGTAAAGAAACACGAAACAGTTAAAACTACACGCGTTGCTTCACCTGAACCAGTTCCACAACCAAAAATTCAAGTTTCAACAACAGTTATACCACAAAAGACAAAAACATTTACAGAAGTAGAAGAATTTAGTGATAGTGAAGTAGATGAATTTGATGAATTTGATGATGATGAATTGGATGAAGAAGCAGAACCTGATACTGGCGGAGTCGCTAATGAACCTGAACCTGAACCTGAACCTGAACCTGAACCAGAGGTTGAACCAAGGAGAGAAGAAGGGAGTGAAGCTCCAGAAACAGAGGAGGAACCTGAAGAAGTAAATAATAATGTTTATTCTGGTGAAAAAGAAAAGAGAGAAACAGAGGCATTAAGAACATATGCTCCTAAAATAAGAAAGTTATTAGATTCTCAATTATTTGATTACAAAAGAACAAGTGAAAATGAACAATATAGTAGATTATGTGGTGCAGTTGATAATAGACAGCCAATAATTTTAACACCACAACAATGGAATCATTTTGAAAGAATTAATCCTGAGGCATTTAACGATATTGAAAATATGTATTTAAGATGGGGTTCAGACAAACATCATATGAACTATTATATCTGCCCAAGAATATTTTGCTTTCATACTAGATGTATGTTTCCATTAACAGCAGAACAATTGATAGAAAATGATGGAGTTTGCTTTAATTGTGGTTCAGGAATAATGAATGAAAGTATCATAACAAATAAAAAGACTATTTTAATAAGAAGAGGCGGTAGTAATAAATACTGGAGTGAAACTGTAAAGACTCCTGAATTTATACAAAAGATTAAAGATAAATATCCTGAAAAATGGAATGAATATTTGGAATTTACTGAAAAAGTAGGAATACCAGGTTTTATAGACCCTAAATCTCATCCAAATAATTTATGTATGCCCTGTTGTTTCTCTGGATTAAATGTAACAAATGTATTTAAAAATGTTGATAAATGCATTCACCATCATGTTGATTATTATGTAAAAATAATTGAAGGTAATTTTGAAAAAATTCCAGAATTAATAGCATCTTTTGTATCAACATTAAAAGTAGGAGAAACAATAAGAGTAAATGATACAGACTATACATTAAAGATAGGAGAACAAATTTTAATTTCAGGAAATAGTCAATTTATGGGTGTATTTCAAATTAATGAAAAAGCTGCAATACCAGTAAAAAAATTTACAATAAGAGAATTAACTAGATTACTTCCTAATACATTATTTATTATCGATAAAGATTCATACAAGAGTTGGAGTGCAGTTAAATACACCGAAGAAAATGAACTTGTTCAACAACGGTCATTAACAGACGACTCTAGATATATAATTACTTGGAATAGAAGACCTATTCCTAGTAGAAGATTAGGTAAATTACCTATTTTGTTAGATAGACTCTTTAAAAATAATTTAGAACGTGATATGAAAAAAGGTTATTTAATACCAGGATTAAGAAGTATTGTTTTAAGAGAAGGAGTAAATAATAATAATAAAAATTCATTCATATGTGCAATTATAAATAAATATATTTTAAATGGGACAAATTTAACTTTAACAGATTTCCTAAAAGTCTATATTGAGGATTTAAAATTAGAAGAATTTTTAGAGGTTAATAATGGTGACCTAGTACAGCAATTTGCACCAAATATTGAAAATATAGAATTAAGAAATGAATTAGTAGAAAAGAATTTTGATTTATTTATAAAATTTTCAGAAAAGCACAAGTCATTGTTTAGAACACCATCAACTGTTCAGGCAAGAAAATATAAGAGAGAAGATTTATTAGAAGATTTAGATAATAGTAATCCTAATAAGAATAAAAAAATAACCAAAAAGAATAAGAAAATAAGAGAGATTTTCCTAGTATTCCACGCATTTGAATTCTTTAAAAAATATTTGGGTGATCAAAATATTTACAAAGATTACAAATTATTATGGAATTTATTTGCTATTAAATGTCCTATAAGTAATGAGTTAGATAAGGAAGAAATGAAAAGGGGAAATATTAAAAAGATTTTAAAAACAGAAAGGACTAATATTTTAATATTAGAATTAGATGATGCTAATGATTCTGTAAAATTATTAACCCCTATGTATTCTGATTCATTATCGAGAGATTATGAATATTTAACAGTTCTACTTAAATTTAAAGATACATTTACTGGTGATGAATATTTTGAACCATTACACTTTGATTTTAGAGATACAGATGATACTGATGGAAATGGTCACCTTAAACTTTCAATGTTTAATTTAGAAAATGATTTATTACCTGAACATTTAAGAGTATTATTTAACACTCTCTTAGAAACATGTATTCAAAATTCAGTTAAGTTTGATGTTCCTAAATATAGATTAAGTGATGCCTTACTTTTAGGTAGTGCGGAGACAGATGCTCGTGCAGATTTTGTAAGAAATGAATTAAGAGAAAAATTAGTAGATGATAGTTTTAAATATGAGGTATCTAAATTCTTTAATAATGTAGTTGGAAAAAGTCGATTAATTAAGCTTATATTCGATATTTTAGAGACTGAAGAATTAGAAACTGACGATAAAGGAGATGTTATAATAATTATTATAATGGAAATAATTAAACTTCTTAAATTTCCGGCAGAAATATTAGAGCTCGAAGAATGTGAAACTGATTTTAATTATAATTTCTATAAATTAGAATCAACAGAACCTTTAAAATTTTCAGGAAAGATAGAAATTGAGAAATATTCAAGAGATTGCGAAAAGGCAAACAGTAAATTTATAGAAACATATTTAGAAGAACAAGCATTTAAATTAACTGACTTTATAGTTCAAAGCGAATTCCAAAGAGAACAAATTTTATATGGTCTTGTTGAAAATCCACTTGATGCTAAATTAACTCCCAATACTATAATTCCAGATGATGAATTCGAACAATTTAAGAATGACTTCTTTTCTAGACATAAGAATATTTTTTCATCAATTAGATATCCTTACATTTTAACAGAAGAATTATTTGATTCACCAGGAGAAGTAATAGATATTCAAGATAAATTTTTATATAGACAAGATGAAGCTGAAGCAACACCTGAACCTGCTAGAAGAGAACAACCAGCAAAACCTAAGGTAAAAATAATGAAAAAGAAAGATTATAGTGAAGCAGAACAATACTTTGATGGACCATTCAATGATTATATATTAAAAAAACAAATAACAACTAGTAAAGAAGGACGACCTAAATCTGGAACGGATAAGTTAAAAATGATGAGTAGATGTTTAGAAGAAGATGAATGTAAAGGAATAACATTAACAAGTAGTAAAAAATGGAGTTTAAGAAAGGCAGAAACAGGGAAATTAGAACCTAGTGCTGGCGAGGGACCATCTTATGTAAAGAAATCATCTGGAATTAAACCTGAAGATAATGGAGAAGATGCTGCTGTTAATGTACCTAGAGAAGAACCTGAACCTGAAACTAAACCTAAACCTAAAGTAACAATAATGAAAAAGAAAAAGAAAACAAAAGATTATAGTGGTGTAGAAGAACAGTTTGTAGGACCAGTAGAAAATCATATATTAAAAAAACAGATAACAACTAGTAAAGAGGGTAAACCTAAATCTGGAACAGATAAGTTAGAAATGATGAGTAGATGTTTAGAAGAAGATGAATGTAAAGGAATAACATTAACCAGTAGTAAAAAATGGAGTTTAAGAAAGGCAGAAACAGGGAAATTAGAACAGAGTGCTGGTGAAGGTCCATCTTATGTAAAGAAAATATCAGGTTTAGATATTCCTGTCTCTTCTGGTACTGCAACTGTAGCAGCAGCTGCCAATAATTCTAATTCTAATTCTGCTTCAGCTAACGCAATGAATAATAAACCATCACTAAAATTAAAACACGTAAAACATCTTTCAAGTGAAGATATCGATAAAATGAGTTTAGATGAATTAAAATTTCATTATTATATTGAAAAAGATCATTTTATTGAAGGAAGTAAAAAAATACAAAAACACTTTAATTTCAAAAGTAATAAAGAAAATAATTATGAGTTTGAAAAGGCACTAAGAGAATGTTTGAAAGAAGAAATATGTAATGGTGTAACTGAAAAACCATTTAGAAAAAAAATGAAATATGAAATGAGAGATGGTGTTACATTAAAAGAAAACAAGGGAGAAAAATCATTTGTAAAACATTCAAAAAAAAGTATAATGAGACCAAGTTCAATGTTTAAATCAAAAAAATTAGAATTAGGTAAGTAAATAAATATCTATTATTAAATTATAAATAAAATGGCTGGAGGATTGTTCGGAAAACCTTTTGCGTTAAATATTAAATGCATTATTTTTTCATTAATGATTATGGTAATATTTTTGTATAAACCAGAAATAAAGAACGGATATATATTATATGCAACATTATTCGGTATATTTGTAGCATCTTATGTAGCTATGGCTTGGTATGATTACTATTTTGACTGTAGAATCTTACCACTTAAAAGAGGAGAACGTAGTGTAACTGGTGTATTAAAACCACCAGTTTATATGGAAGAACAAAAAAATGGAAAAAGACCCAGAAAAGCTATAAATAGACAAGCATTAATGATATACTTATCTCATATACTTCTCATTGTACCATTATTAATTTATATTGCTGTTTATAAAAAGAAAGTAAGTAAAATGACTTATCCTATTATTGGAGCATTAGCTGTTCTTACGTTAGGATATCATGGATTTGAATTAATGGCAAAAATGCACTAAATTAATTTATTTTTTTTTACATTTTTTGGTTTTTCCAGCAATAGATTTTAATGCATCTTTTTCTTTATCCTTATATTTAGATGCCAAAGCTTTAAATCTTTTGAATGTTCCAGAAGCACCAGGTTCCATTTTAACTGTTTCATTTTTAAGTGACATATATTCTTTTAATAAATCCTTTAATTTATCAATTTCATTGAAGCATTTTATTACTTGGTCTTTTTCATCAGGTTCTGGACTTTCAAGACAGTCTTTATATTCTTTATATAATGATTTTGCAGTGCTGAAATCTTTTAAGAAAACCTTACAATTATCATTTCCAGCAATAATTTCTTCAACTTCAATCTTAATTTCAGTTAATCTAAGTTTTTTATCATTTAAATCAGCAATGTCAACAGGTGTGCTTTTAGGTTTAAATTCTGATAGAGCAGCACCTGGATCTAAATTTTTTAATAATCCCATAAGCATTTCACTATAGCGTTTAACATCCTTTGGAATTTGCCAAAATGAACCAGTTTTGTAACATACATCTAATTCCTTGCAGATAGGTTCTATAGGTATTTCAACATTATCTTCATCAAAACCACCACAAGCAGTTTCTTTATCTTCACAATAAGAAATACATACTGGTTTCATTTTTAATTTATTTTTAGGGTCTGCTGACATGTATTTATCTGGATTACATACTTGAAAATCATCATCATCATCATTATTTTGCTTTTCCATACCAGGTTGTCCTCTCATACCAGGTTGTCCTCTCATACCAGGTTGTCCTCTCATAGGTGCTTTACTAGTTGCTGGTTTTGGTACCTGTTTAGATGGAGCACTTTTCTTTGCAGATTGCTTTTTTTCATAATCTTTTCTAGCATCTTTTGTTGAAGCACGTTTTTCCTGTATTGCTTTTTTTTGTGCTTCTCTTTTTTCAGTAGCTTTTGCTTCCTTAGCTTTAGTCTTTTCTTCCTTAGCTTTAGTCTTTGCTTCTGTTTTAGCTTGTTTAGCAGCTGCTTTTTTTTCTGCTGCCTCTTTTTTACCTTCTTCAGTTTTAGCATATGCTTTTTGCTCTGCTTTTTTAGTAGCTTTTCTTATTTTAGATGCTTCTTTTTCTGCTTTTTGTTGAACTTTTTGTCCCTTAGCTTCTATTTTTTTTGTTTTTTTTTGCGCTTCCTTATCAACCTTTTGTCGTTCTTTTTTTAATTTTTCATTTTCTTTTTTTATTTTTTGTTCAGCCTTACCCTCTTCTGTTTTAGCATATGCTTTTTCTGCTTTTCTACTTGCTTTATCAGATTCTTTCATTTGTTTTGCTATATTTTTCTTTGTTCTTTTTTCATTTCTAGAAGCTTGTCTTTTTGCTGTTTGTTCTTCTCTAGCTTTGGTTTTAGCTTCTTTTTTTGTATCAGCAGCAGCTTTTTTTGCAGCTTCTCTCTTATCTGATGCTGCTTTTGCTTCATTTTTTGCTTGTTTGACTGTGTCTTTAGCAGTTTCTTGTTTTTGTTCAAGCGCGCTTTTAGCTCTAGATATACTTGAATTTTTGAATATTTTAGCGTTTCTTAATAGTTCTTTTTGTCGTTGTGTTGCACTTTTAATAGCAGATTCAGCGTTACTTTTTGAAACTTGTTTTGCTGCTTCAAGATTTCTTTGAGCAGCCTTTTCTGCTCTAGTTTTTTCAACTAAGGCATTTTTCATATTTTTTATTGATTGTGCATTAGGTTTTGCAGTTGGGGCTGGTTTTGGTTGTGGTTGTTGTGGTGGTGCTGGTGTTGGTTTTGATACTGGTGCTGGTGTTGGTTTTGATACTGGTGCTGGTGTTGGTTTTGATACTGGTGCTGGTGTTGGTTTTGATACTGGTGCTGGTGCTGATGGTGGTTTTGATACTGGTGCTGGTAATGGTGCTGATGGTGGTTTTGATACTGGTGGTGGTAATGGTGCTGATGGTGGTTTTGATACTGGTGGTGGTGGTTTTAATACTGCTGGTGGTGGTGGTGGTTTTAATACTGCTGGTGGTGGTGGTGGG